ATTATAATGTTTTTATATATATTATAATGTTTTTATATATATTATAATGTTTTTATATATATTATAGTAATGAAAATAAACTTGCGTTATTTACCAAAAAGATTAACAAAAAAAGATAGAAAACTACAGTCTTCTATGTTAAAAAAATCCAAAAAATTATATAAAAAAAGAATTTATTATACAAGAAAGTCATTGTCTTCATATAAATCAATAAAATCGCCACATATTAGAGATGCTGTGCGTATTTATGGTGTTACCAATATTATTCCTTCAAATAAATTAGCTCGTGCTACAGGGTGTTCAAAAAAAGCGTTGTCTGAAATAGTCAGAAAAGGTGAAGGTGCATACTATTCATCGGGTTCAAGACCTAATCAAACAGCACAATCATGGGGATTTGCAAGACTAGCAAGTTCAATTACATCTGGTAAAGCAGCAGCAGTAGATTATAAAATTTTAGAAAATGGTTGTAAGCCAAATAGTAAGGCATTAAAATTAGCAAAGATTGCTAGAAAAAAACATGGTCACGGAACAAGAAGAATACCCAAAGTTACTATGTAGTTCTTTTATTTAGTAAATTTGTTAAATAAAATATTTAAAATTCAATAAGTATTTAAAGATTATATTAAAAATTAATTATAATGTTAAACTTTGCTGATAAATCTACAAAATGTACACAAAATATTTCAACAGAAGAAAATATTTCAACAGAAGGAAATGTTTTAACAATAAAAACAGTTCAAATAGCACCATTTAGAACATTGATGACAGCTTTAAAAGATATATTATTAGAAACAAATATTACTTTTCAACCTGATGGAATAAGAATAATTAATATGGATAAATCTCATACAATTTTGGCTCATTTATTTTTAGCATCAGTAAATTTTGAATTTTATAAATGTACCAAAAATAAAATTGTGATAGGTGTAAATATGTTTCATTTGTTCAAATTAATTAATTCTATAGATAATGATGATACTTTAACAATTTATATTGAAAATGCAGATTATGTAGATGGTATAGTTTCTCATTTAGCATTAAAATTTGAAAATGGAGAGATAAAACAGTGTAAAACTCAAAAGTTACGCTTAATTGAGCCTGAACCAGAAGAGTTAGAATATCCTGATGTTAAATTTTCTTCAATTATTAATTTGCCATCAGCAGATTTTCAAAAGATTATTAGAGATTTGTCATGTATTTCGGATAAATTGGAAATTAAATCGGTAGGTAATGAGTTAATTTTTAAGTGTTCAGGTCAATTTGCTTCAGCAGAGATTCATAGAGCAGAGTCTGATGGTAGTATGGGTTTTGTTTTAAAACAAGACTCATCAAAAATTATTCAAGGTGAATTTTCATTAAAAAACCTAAGTTATTTTATTAAATGTACAAATTTATGTTCTCAAATAGAAGTATATTTGGAAAATGACCTACCTTTGGTTGTTAAATATAATGTAGCTAGTCTTGGTGAGATAAAACTATGTTTAGCAGCATTACCATCATCATAAATATTTACACCCTCGCACATATATTGTAAATTTTTACTATGCTAAAAAACAGTTTAGAAAAGTAATAAAAATATATTTTCATAATATAATATATCATAATGAATAATAATGTTAATAATGTTAATTCAGGATATTATGACAATTATAAATATTTATATGGTTCAAGAAGATGTTGCGATTTAAGAGGTCCAGGACCGCAAGGTCCTATAGGACCAACAGGACCTGGTGCGATTGGTCCAGCAGGAAATACAGGTAAAACAGGTCCAACAGGTTACACAGGTCCAACAGGACGAAGTTGTAAAGGAGATACAGGTCCAGCAGGTCCAGCAGGTCCAGCAGGAACTTCAGTATATACAGTAGCAGTTAATATTTTGAATCAACCTTTTTATGCTATTGATACGTCTTCTTCTATATTTACAACATCAGATTTATTAACATTATTAAATATACCTATAAATTTGCCAGTTTCAAATAAGTCATGGATAATATCATTTACTTTAATAGAACAAATACAAACAAGTATAACAGACCTTAATTCAAATATATTTTTTAGATTGTATCCATCACTAAATTATGGTGGTGTTCCAGTTTCAACAACTATTATTAACGATGAGTCATTTTCTACAGGATTTATAGTCAACACTACTAATAATAATTTAAGTATTTCATATACAGATTTTATAAATTTAAATAGTTATACTAATAAAAATTGGTATATAGGTATAAATCAATTTGTTTCAAAACCTATAGATGGTTCATTAAATTGTTTAATTACTATGACTTCAGTAAATTAGATAATTTATTTACACCGTTCTAATTAGGGTCTTGAACAGGTGTAAAAAATGCGTTGCTTTAAATAAATTATTTTAAATAATTTATATAAATGTTACTCAAACAACCAACAATTGTAACAACTTTTTATAATATTCGTAAATTTGAAGAACCAGTAATAATAAATAAAAATGAAAACATAAAAAAAATAGAAAACTATCTTGAATTAGCATCAAAATTTATTCTTAAATTACCTTATCCATTAATAATATTTGTTGATCCAGATGATCAATATATAATTGATTATATAAATAAATCAAGAGAGAATTACAAAAAAATAACTTTTCAAAGAAAAATTAAATTAAAAGATACAGAATATTACAAATACTTTGATAAATTAAAATCTTTACAAGAAGAATATAAAATATTAAATTTAAATAAAATAAAAGATACACCTCTTTATATTACATTAACAAATAATAAATTTTATTTTTTAGAGAATTCAATAAATATAAATCAATTTAAAAGTTCTCATTTTATTTGGATGGATTTTGGAATAAATCATTGTGCAAAAGAATCAGAATTGATTCATGAATGGATAATAAATATTCCTGATAAAATTAAACAATTATGTATTATACCTTTTTTAGAAAAAGATATAAATTATAAAAATTTTTTTCAAAATATACATCATCATTTAGCTTCAGGTATATTTTCAGGTTCTAAAGAAAATATGCTGAAATATTGTAATATTTTTAGAGATAAAACACAACAAATATATAATGAAGGTTGGTATCAATTAGAAGAAGCAGTAATGACAATAATTTATAAAGAAAATCCTGAGTTATTTGATTTATATTATGGAGACTATGGAGGAATTATATCAAATTATGTAGAAGTAAAACATGATATACATATTGTGGTAGATAAAATTATAAACAAATGTATAAAATATGATAATAAAGAATTAGCATTTAATATTATACTAAGTGCAATGAATTATTTTTGTAATAATATAAATTCAATATATATTTATGAATTTGTTAAACAAAATATAATAATTGATTTATATTTTACAGAAAATAAATTATTGCCAAAAATTATTTATCTGATTAATAAAAAAATATTAAATAATGATGAAAATATGAAAACATTATTAAAAAACTATAGTGAAAAATTAAATTATTATGATAATAAATCATTGATTATATATTTTGAATAACTAATATTATATTGTATATTTTACCAATGAATCAATATATTTTTTATCATATATTCCAATTCTAGTAGTTCGGTCCCATGTACTGTAATTAATTAAAACTTTAGTATCTTCAACAATTAAACTTAAACAATATTCAATAGGTTCGCCTTCAAATTTAAATGGAGCACTATATCTAAGTAAATTCATGTTTTCATCAAAAACAGATATAATGTGATAATAGCATCTTGGTTTTTCATAAGATACGATGTGTCCAATAAACCAAATTTCTGTTTCTTCAAATGAAAATGTAATATTTTCACAATGATTAGCAAATTTAGTTTGATTAAACTTGAATCCACAAGTAGAACCACGAACATTTGAAAATATATTTGGTAAATTACGAGTATGAACTAATTCAATATTTGTTTTGTTATCATTTAATTTACATATTTGTAATGGATACCACTTATAAATAATATGTGTTTCATTATTAAAATCAAAATAAACCCAATTTTTTTCACAGTTAGTATATTCAAAAGAGTGTTTAATTTCATTTTCAACCAATTCATCTTTAGTTAAATCATAAATACCTTGTGATATTCCCAAAGTATTATTTTTATGAAGTCCAGTTCCTATAAATAAAATATTGTCACTAGAAACATCTTTAAAAATACGAACATCTTCAACCCCAATATATTGTTTATTATCATATATAACATCAAAGCATTTTTTTTTTAAAACAATAAAATTTTTATCCATTTCAATATACTTATTTGCTGTAATTATATTTGATTCACAATTAATATATTGTCCAGATTCAGTAATATGATAATTTACAAATCTTACATTTAATAAATAACCGTCTTTATTTTGTTTTTCAATCATAGAACTTGATGAAGAATTTAAATGAATAATTTTATTATTTAAATTAATATCAATATTTTCATCAAGTTTTACAATTTGTAAAGGAGTTAAAATATCCTTATAAAATTTCATATTACTCAATAAATTAGAATTATATGAAGTATTATCAGAATAATTTAACACATTAACAATATCATCATTAATATTATGTATTCCAATATAAGAAGCAATAATAGTGTATTCAAAATCAATTTTAAATGTATAAATATCATTATGTAAAAATAAATAATGTTCTCTTTTCAAATTTTTATTTAAAATTTCTTTAGCTAATTTGTAAAAATAAAACGATAATTTATGTTTTGAAATATTTCTATAATGATGAATAATTTCATAAATTGATTCCAATCTTTCAGGTATGATTTGATAAGCATTTAACCAATTATAAATAGCTTCAGGCATTTTATTCATATATTTGTAACAAAGACCAATTCTATAATAACTATACCAAACTTCTTGGTCCCATCCTCCAATTTCAATGCGTTTTTGATAAATTTCAATAGCTTTTTCAAATTTTCCAGAGTCGTGATAAGTATTTGCCAAGTAAAAAGTATATCTATCATTTTTAGGTTCTTTTTCTAATGCTCCAACTAATAACCTTATATCTCTTTCAAATTTATCACTTTTTGAACCACCATCTCCCAAATCTAAAATAAACAATTCATTTTTATCTAAAAGAATATTTTTATTTTCTGGTGGTGAATTAATATACTCGTGAGTAACACCAATATAATTATAAAGTCCATTATTTCTAACAATTCTCATATTTTGATAAAAAAAACTGTCATTACCTTGTAATATAGTACATGAATCATAATTAATTAATTTTTCTTTATTAAATAAATTACCAACAATTAACTTCATATCTGCATCTAAAAATAAAATAAAATCGGACATACCTAAGCAAGATTTTAAAGAAAAATTTCTATTATATGCGAAATCTACAAATGGTTCATGTATGATTTTGCCTGTTATATTGGTTTGTTTAAAAAAATCTATAATTAATTCTTCTGTATTATCAGTAGAACCAGTATCACAAATACAATAACAATCTATAATATTTATAACAGATTGTAACAAACGAATAATAATTTTACTTTCATTCTTAACAATCATATTTAAACATAATGTTGGTTTATTTGAAGAATTAGAATCTGTATTGACAAAAAATTCCATAATAATAATAATAATAATAAATATAATATAACTTTTAAATAATAATTATTAAATATTATTTATTAATTAAAATTGGTTAAAATAATATTATATATTAATATTAATAAAATACTATGGCATGTACTAGATTTAATTATGATTCTTGTAGAACAAAAAAAAGATTACAACAAGCAACTGGTCCTGGAAGATGGATATTGAATGTTCCTGGAAATGGTTCAAATCCTTGTTATATAGAAGATCCGCAAATAATAATTCAAAAATGGGGAGGAAATTTAAGAACAAATACAATAAATCTAGAAAGTGATTTAAAAGGAATTACTCATCCTTTGAGTAGAGATTGTTTAGGAAAAGATCAATATCAAAATTTTAATGTCCCTAACAAATCAATACAATATCCTTTATGTAAAAATTTATTTACAGAACAATCAAGAGCAACAAATCCAGCTTGGTGGTATCGTGATGTTGAACAAGTAGACAGGTATTATCCTCCTTTAAATCCACAAGAAAATACGTGTTTTCCATTTCAAACTAATTTAAATACAAGAATTTTAGAAAAAGATTATTTTACTCCAAAGAGAGATTGTGTACTTCAAGAAACGAATAATTTATTACCTGTAAGTTTTAATTTAATAAAAGGAACATTTGTTGGTGGTCCTAATACTTGTCAAGAAACTAATTCATGTGAATATGTAAAGTAAAACAATGTAAAATTTTGCGAAGGTAGTAAAAAATAAAATACTTTATATATATATTATGGAATTTGCGATCCCTTTAATAGCATTAGGTGGTATGTATGTTATATCAAATCAAAATAATCAAAATTGCGATGATAAAAACAATAAAACAAATAAAAAACGAATTACTGAAGAAAACTTTACAAATATGGGTATAAGAAGTAATTTGGCAACTAGAACAGATAATTATTTACCAAATACAAATATTCCTCCACAAAATTTTCCTGTACCAAATTTAAATCAAATGGCTGATACAGTTCAAAATTATCCAAATCCAAATGTAGCAACTGATAAGTATTTTGATCAAAATCTTTATGAACAAAAAGTTAGAAAAGGTAATGATGTAGGTCAAAATCCTCAAAAAATGTATTCACTTACAGGAGATTATTTAGATACAGAACAATTTAAACATAATAATATGAAACCTTTTTTTGGAGGAAAAATAAAAGGATATACTTATGATACACAGATAGCTGAAACTGTTTTAGATAATATGATTGGAAGTGGGTCTCAAGTAATAAAAAAAATAGAACAAGCACCTTTATTTAAACCAGAGGCTAACATGCAATGGGCTTATGGTATGCCTAATAATAGTGATTTTTATCAATCTCGTGTTAATCCTGGTATGAAAAATAATAACATAAAACCATTTGATTCTGTTTATGTAGGTCCTGGTTTAGATCAAGGTTATGGTGTAAATGGAAGTAATGGTTATAATTCTGGCATGGAAGCTCGTGATAAATGGTTACCTTATACAGTAGATCAAATGCGTGTAGCAACTAATCCTAAATTGGAATACGAGTTAATTAATCATGAAGGTCCTGCTGAAGCTGTTATAAAAAATGTAGGTATTTTGGGTCGTGTAGAAAAACAACATCCTGATACATTTTTTATTAATACACAAGATCGTTGGTTAACAACTACTGGAGCTGAAAAAGGTGAAACATTAAGACCAATACAAGAGTTAGGAGTTATTCGTAGAAATGATGTTGTAGTAGATTATGCTGGACCAGCTGGACTTGTAGGTAGACAAGCTACAACTGCTCCTGAGAATTTTGAACCAAGTAAAAGAGTACAACTTCCAGAGTGTGATGTACCTATTTCTACCGCAGTTGGAAGAGGTCCTATCACAGATGGAGAAGTCCGTATTCAAAGTTTTACAAATTATTCAAATCAAAGGTCTACAATTAAGCAACCTGACACAAATAGAAGTGGATTTAGTGGAGCAATAGGTGCTGTTATTGCTCCTTTATTAGATGTTTTAAAACCTACTAGAAAAGAAGAAATAGTTAATAATGTTCGTATTTATGGAGACATTAGTAAAAGTGTTCCAAGCGGGTATGTTAATAATCCAAATGATACTACTCCTACAACTATTAAAGAAACCACATTATATGCTCCTACTTTTAACATTAATAATCAAAGTGAGGGTATATATGTAAATAATTATACTCCTATGGATTTAACACAACGTGATAGTACAAGTTCTAGTTATATGGGTTCATCTGGAGGTCATGGAACACAATATGGAGATATGTTATATGATTCAGCTTATCGTCAGCACAATAATGATATTAAATCATCAACAGTTGATAATCGTGCCAATCAAGGAGGAACTCAAATATTTAATCAACAAATGCATGTAAATATAAATAAATCAGATTCAGACCGTTTTGATGGTAGAGTAAATCCTGCTTATTCTCGTCTTTCAGGTGCTTCACCTTCTGTTCAAACTTATGGAGCCATACACGCACCACAATATTATAATGAATGTGCTAATTGTGATCGTATTAATCCAGATATTTTACAAGCATTTAAAAATAACCCATATACTCATTCTTTAACAACATCTGTATAATATTCAATATTGTTATCAGGTAAAATAAAAATGTTTTTGTTGTTAAATTTAAATATTTTATTATTAGTATTATCTTTTATTGAGACAATACTTCTTTTGATGTAATGTAAAAATTATAAATTTAATAAGTTATATAATTATATAAAAAGACTGTTATATAATTAATAAGCTTATAATGTTGAATATACACAAAAATATTAAAGATAAATTACAATACTTTTATTTAATTCATAAAATACCAAATATTATTTTTCATGGTCCTTCTGGTAGTGGAAAAAGAACAATTGTAAATGAATTTATACAAAATATTTATAATAATGATAGAATAATGATAAAAAATTATGTTATTTATGTAAATTGTGCTCATGGGAAAGGTATAAAATTTATAAGAGAAGAATTGAAATTTTTTGCTAAAACACATATAAATTCAAATGGTGGTGATACTTTTAAAAGCATTGTCTTATTGAATGGTGATAAATTAACAATAGATGCACAATCTGCGTTGAGACGATGTATTGAATTATTTTCACATAATACAAGATTTTTTATAATTCTAGAAGACAAATATAATTTATTGAAACCAATTTTGTCAAGATTTTGCGAAATTTATATACCTGAACCTGAAATAAATGGTAATATAATTAATTTATATAATTATAATTTGAATGAAACATTTAATATGAAAGATTTAAAAAGTAATAGATTAGATAAGTTGAAAAAAGAAACATTAAAACAAATGAAAAAAAATATAAATTTAGAAGAATTGATTGAATTTTGTGTTAAATTATATGAAAAGGGTTTTAGTGGATTAGATTTAATTTATCTTATTGAAAACAATAAATTAATACATGAAAAAATTACTAATGAAAAAAAATACGAGTTACTTGTAACATATAATAAAGTTAAAAAGGAATTTAGAAATGAAAAATTATTAATATTGTTTATTTTGAACTATTTTTTTTTGAGTTTAGATATATCTCTAGAAAATATTAGTTTTATGTAAATGGATGATTTTAATGTATCAACACTTCACGAAAGTAGAAATGAATGGTGTGCAAGATTATTAACTATATTAACACCATTAATTATTGATGGATACAATTCTATTTTAGATGAAGCAATTCTTATTTGTAAGAGTCATAATGAAAAAGAAAAATATTTAATGACATTTCAAAATTTTATTTCAAGAGTTCCCAAGTGGAATCCTACAATTATTGAAACAGAAAGAAAAAGAATATGTGAAAAATCAGGTTGTTCATATTTAGAAGATCTAGTAACTTGTATTCACGTTATTCAATTAAAAGTTTTAACCGCAATGCGTGTAGGTCAAAAACAAAAAAAAATAGATATAAATATTCCAAAAATTAATGATTTTATTCATAATGTTTATATAAATGTTGCTAGAAGAATTTACAAATTAGTATATTTATTTGAAATAAACATTCAACCTTTACAAATACAAAAAAATGCTCGTGAGTTAGAAGTAATTGTACAAGAATGTATTTTAACTACTGTAAGAGAAAGTATACCTATTGAATCTATATTAAAAGCATATATGTATGAGACTATTGAAGAAGATGTAGTTGAAGAAATTAAAGAAGAAATAAAAGATGAACCTTTAAACAATGAACAAAACAAAAATCCAGTTAAACATTTAGTATCATCAGAACATGTAAAAGAATCTAAATTAACTTTTAATGATGTTGATATGGTTACAAATAGTAATAATGTAGTTGAATCAATAATCGCACCAAAAACAATTGAAAGATTAGAAGAAATTAGTAATGAAAGAAATTTACAAAGAAAATTAGAATCTGATGAAGATGATAATATAAAATTGAATATTTCAAATGAAGAGTTTAAATTAGACAATTTAGATATTCATAGTATTGATGAACCACCTCTTGAGTTATTACCTGAATTGAATTTAGATGAAATAGAAGTAATATAATTTGCGTAAAAAAAAAAATAAGAATGTGCTTTAGTATTTTAAATGAATAAAATTTTTATTATTGCGGCAGTAATAGCATTTATTATTTTGTTAGCATAAACGATAACAAAATATTTTACCTACAAATTATTTGTTGTCAAAATGAGGAAATCCGCCAAGCCCAAAATATAATAAAAAATAATTTGCGTAAAAAAAAAAATAAGAATGTGCTTTAGTATTTTAAATGGATAATATTTTTATTATTGCGGCAGTAATAGCATTTATTTTTTTGATAGTAAAATTTATTGAAATGAGATATATTGAAAAAGAAAGCAAACCATTAAAATTATTAATAAGAGATTCTTTATTGGTATATTTTAGTGTTATTGTTGGTTATTTTATTATTGAACAAGTAAATCCTATTATTCATGGTGGTGATTCAGTAGCAAATGGAAATACACCTATTTTTACAGGAAGCCCCGAATTTTAAATTTATTTTATAAAATACTAAATAAAATAAATAATTGCATTTATCTACCAGTCCATATTTTTACAATTAGTTGTGGTAATTTTTTTTTAATTAATAAATCTCTTTTGTAATCATCATAAGAATAATTAAAATTTTGATAATTATGAATATTTCCTAATAAAGAATTTAATTTTGTTTTTGATTCATTGTAAAAAATAATTCCAAGTATTCTTTCTAAACAGCATCTATCTAAGCGAGTTTTTACTTTATTTAAAAGTTCAAATAAATCATATTTATTTACGATGTGAGATAAAAAATCAGAACTTATATAACTTTGGAGACCAAAACAACCGTTCCAATTATTAAAATATCCTAATACTTGATAATTATTAGGTACAAGATATTTCTCAATTAAATGTTTATTTTTCATATTAGAAATTAAATAAAACGAATTCATATAATTTTCTTTATCTGCTGAGAAATGCCAAAAAGGTAATACATCAATCTTAGAAAATTTTTCAAAATTAACTCTACGATGAAAAAATACACTATCGTGAAGAATTACAGCATTTTTAAAAAATTTGTTTTTATAAAAATAATAATATGGTAGTAATTCACCACTACCTGGAAATTCTGATTGTATAAACTCAATGTTTTCATAATTTGTATATGCTTTTACAAAATTATAATTGCTATTATCATCAATAACAATTATTTTTTTAAGAGGATAAAGTTTTCTTAAACATTTTATTGATTTATTCCAATATTCATTAGTTTTGTTAGAAATTACGTGTCTAGTAATAATAAAACCAAAATCATCCATTTTATATATAATTTTATTTATTATTAATAATTTATAACTAAATTCTAAATAAGTACTGGAATATTATCAATGTTTACATCAATTTGTTCGTTACTATTGACTAAAAACTCTTGGAATTCAGGACGCTCTAATTGTGCTTGAGGAGTATGATTATGAACATGTCTTGCGATCATTTTATAAAGTTTAAAATCGGGGTATCTATCAACACCATTATTTTTATAAAGCAAATTAATACCTTTATCATCTAAACACCACTCAACAATTAATTTTTTGATAGGGTCAGTTATTTTTGAAATATCTTTTATTTCTTCCAAATCTTCTATAATATAATCAAATATAGAACAAGCTAATCTACATAAATCAAAACTATAATTAGGTTCTAGACGAGGTTTTGATTCATTAAAATAAGGTTCAGTATTATATTGTGTAGCAGCATCATTACCATTTTGAAAACTGTCACTACAAAATAAGTTGTTATTAAATTTGTATATGCTTCTCCCAAAATCAATTATTTTGAATAATCTACCAAAAGTTGGAACTTTATAAACATTATTTTTGTATTTATAAATTATGTATTTTTTATTTGTATGATTGTACATAACATTATTTAAATGTAAATCATTATGTGTAAATGAAAATGCTTTTTGATAAGTAATTAATATCATTATAATTTGTAAAAATGCCGAGAGCCATTCATCTTTATTTAAATCATTATTTAATACTAAATCATCAAATGTATTTTCACAATTTTCCATACAAATAACTTGAATAGGAAATTGTTTTATATATACATTTATAATTTCTTCTATGATTGTTTCATCATCATCACTATTTTCTTCATTAACATCTTCCCAATTAGAATCAACATTATCATCTACATTATCATCATCATTATCATGTTCATTATCATCATCATTATCATGTTCATTATCATCATAATTATCATCATTATCGTGTTCATTATCATGTTCATTATCATGTTCATTATCATCATCATTATCATCATGATTATCATAGTGTTCAATTTCAAAAATTTCACAATTTTCACAATTTTCAATAGATGTGTGTGATGTTCTTGATGAACATGTAGAAGTAGATTTTAAAGTAGTAATATTTTTTTCATCATTATTCGTTAAACTCATAAAATCTTTAACAGAAATTTCATTTAGTTCGTTTAAAACGTGTGGTTTATGTGGTTCGTTTAAAACGTGTGGTTTATGTGGTTCATAAAAAATAGAATCAAATTCTTCATTATTAAAAGAATTAATAGATATTTTTGATTTTGCACTAGAATCAAAATCTATTTTTATTGGTTTTAATTTATTATCATTATTGAATAAATGTTCATAGTTATCAATTTTGAATAAAGTATTTTTATTTTTATTAAAAAAATCAGAACCATTCAAGTATTCCAAGTCATCAAATATATTTACAGTATAATTATTTTTAATAGCTAAAAAACTTCCAAAATAATCTAATCCATGTATAAAATTATGGTTATGTAATAAATTTGAGGATAAAAATAAAAAAAAACCGTCTATATATGCTGAATTATTATAATCTAATAATTTGGAATTACAATTATGTTCAGTAGATGTTATTTGTGGGAGATTAAAAAGATTTTTATCATTTATATTATATTTTCCTACTAAGTATTTGTATATATCTAATAATGGTGCTAATTTAAAAAATACAGAAGTTGTTTTAATTTTTTGAGTTGTTATATTTTTAACGCAACACTGAAATGATTTTATATTAGAATCAAAATTTTCTTTTGCGTTTGTGATATACAATTTGTTATTTAAATTAATATTATTATAGTTAGTTTCGTTTAACGAAAAAAAACGGTTGTAAATAGGTATATAATTTTGTATTTTAGAGAGATTAAGTATTTCAATTTTTTCTAAACATTTGAATAAGTCAATATTCTTTCTTTTTTGATAATTAATATCACACATTATTAGTGAATTATTATATAAATTTTATCTATTTTTAACTTATTACAAAAGTATAATACAATAAATTGAATTTAATGCGTAGTATTTACAAAAATTTAATTTCTAAAAGTAATAAAAATGACTTTAGAATTAAAAAAATTTGACATGAAAAATATTAGTTTTAAATCTAATGAATCTAAAGGTCCTGTTATCGTCTTAATTGGAAAACGTGATACTGGTAAAAGTTTTTTGGTAAGAGATTTATTATATTATCATCAAGATATACCTATTGGTACAGTTATTTCTGGTACAGAAGAAGGTAATGGTTTTTATAGTAAAATGGTTCCAAGATTATTTATTCATAATGAATATAATACAGCTATTATTGAAAATATTTTAAAGAGACAAAGAAATGTTTTGAAACAAATTAAAAAAGAAGTAGAAATGTATAAAAAAAGCACAATTGACCCACGAGCATTTGTAATTCTTGATGATTGTTTGTATGATAATACTTGGTCTCGTGATAAAATGATGCGATTACTTTTTATGAATGGACGGCATTGGAAAGTGATGCTTATCATAACAATGCAATATCCTTTAGGTATTCCTCCCACACTAAGAACCAATATAGATTATGTTTTTATTTTGAGAGAAAACTACATCGCAAATAGAAAACGAATATATGAAAATTATGCTGGTATGTTTCCAACATTTGAGTCTTTTTGTCAGGTCATGGACCAATGTACTGAAAATTATGAGTGTTTAGTCATAAATAACAATGTAAAATCCAATAAACTACAAGACCAAGTGTTTTGGTATAAAGCTGATAACCATAATGACTTCAAATTAGGGTCTAAAGAATTTTGGGAGTTATCAAAAGGATATAACTCTGATGATGAAGAAGAAAAATATGACCCAAATGCTAATAAAAAAAAAGGAAGTGGGCAAAAAATTAGTGTAAAAAAAAGTAAATGGTAATTAGTTTTGCCAATTGGCAAAGCAAAGGCTTGAAAAGTTCGCACATTTCAACACAAAATACCCAATAAAAATTACTATCAAATTACAACTAATATATTTATTGTAATCACAACAAATATATACAAATCTACATAACTAAATAATTATAATTTTTTGGTCCTGAAACTTCGGTAGTAAAAAATGTGTTAGAATAAAAAAGTTTTCACAGAATATGAAGATACATATAATGAAAAACAACAAGTAACTTTTCTTACAGAAAAACGCACAATATTAACAAGCCAAATCAACAAAACAATTACTTATATTACTAAATCCTGGTCGTTGTCTGCCAATTCTATCTTTAAAACAGTACCAATTATCCGTTTTTTGAAGTGTTTTCCAAAAAATATCTATTGAAAAATTTCCATGTGAAAATTTTCCATTCTCACTAAATAATGCTATTCCATCTTTAAAATTATTGAGAAGTTTATTATAATATTTATTATTTACAAGGTAACCAGATGTAGTCTGTGCATCAGTAACTTTATACAAAAAATCATATTCAGTTTCCTGAAATTCTTTTAAATTATAAGAAAACATACAAACATCATAATCAATTTTTGTATCAAAAAACATTTGTAATTTTCTCTCAAGTTCTTCTTTTGAAACTAAAAATTGAAAATCATCTTCCAAAATTAAAATATTATCAAATTTATTATCTTCAGCATATTGAATAACATTGTAATGAGAATAAGAACATCCAATAGAACCCCAATAAGGTATATCAGTTGCTTTAAATCGTTCAAAACAAAGATTCATATGTATTAATTCATTTTCAATTTCTATTTTTCGGTCAACACGACTATCAAGATTAATATACATAATTTTATCTATATTATTTGACATATATTTATAAGTTAATAAACATTTATTTATATTGTTATAAAAATAAATAAATTAACAATTATAATCAACGTAACGTTTTTCAACATTACTATAACTAGAACGTTGTATTCCAATTCTATCTTTAAAACAGTACCAATTATCCATTTTTTGAAGAAACTTCCAAGTTTGATCAATAGCATACTTTGATTCAATTTTTGTTTCTTCTAAATTAATAATACTTTTTTCCAATAAATCAATAAATTTATTATAACATCTGTTATTAACAATATATCCTGATGTTGTTTGTGCATCTCTAACTCTTAATAAGAAATCAAAATTAGTAGGTTCAGATTGAAATAAATTATATGATAAAAGACAACAATCAAACAAAATATTTTCGTCAAAAAACCTTGTTAAATTTTTTTGAAATTTTTCTTTGGAAATAACAAATTTAAAATCATCTTCAAATATCAAAATATTTTCATAATTTCTCTCTCTAGCAATTTTTAATATATCTAAATGAGATTTAGAACAACCTAAAGCACCAAAATCAGGTATATAATATGCTTCAAATCTTTCATAATTTAATCCATAATTATTTAATTCATTTTCAATCAAAAATTTCCTATCTGTTCTACAAGAAAGATTAATATAAAAAGTCATATCAATTTTATTTGTCATACAAATTATAAATTTTATCTATATTTTTAAATTTAACAATTTAACTCATAAAGAGGATTATATTCCTGCGTATAAGCAGATATATTTTGTTACCATAATTTATAAAAAAGTAGTATATTCGTTGGAATATCAATAAATATGGTCAGTCGTGAAAAAATTAATTAGTATTCTTTTTGGCAAATGGTCCGCTAATTAACTCACTTTGTCCATTATCACTTTTACCAGTAATAATATTTTCACCTTCAAAAAGTTCCATACGAATATCAGAAGTAGAAACACATTCTTTGTCTTGAAGTGCTATTTCTTGAGTATTTTTATTATTAATACCAATTAAATTACCTTCTTCATCAATAGTTTGTGTCAAAACATTACCACTTTTTTCTGCATTTTTAATATTCTCTTCAATAGCCTTTTGTTTAGTTTCTTTAACTCTTTGTTCAAAACTTTTTTTAGCTTGTTCTTCATTCTTTTGTTTTTCATGCATTAATTGGTTTAATTCTTCTTCTAAATACTCAACTCTTCCAGTTTTGTATGCTTCTGGGTCCCAAGGCATCCATAAACCAACTGGACCCATAAACACATCATGATTTGGGTCAAGTTCTCTTAATAATTTACATCTAATTTCTGCTTCTTCAATAGTAGGATAACTACCTCTAATTTTAATTCCACGAGTGCTTGTTTGAAAATTATTATTAACTCCAAATAATTTATCAAGTTCCTCTTCATTATTATCCATAAAAGTTTTATACTCATCTTCAATAGTAATTTTAGCCAAATTTTCTTTTTCTTCTTTTACAAAGTCCTTAAAATCATTACTGACATCATCAAATGATATGTTATATTTATAAGAAATAAAATTTAAAAATTGAACAAATTTTTCCATAGATTTATTAAAATCCCATTTCTTTAGGAATTGTTCAAACATAAACATTTGTTTTTGTTTAATAATATTTTCAGGAGAAACAAATGATACACAAACATATTTTTGTCCTGCGATTGGTTTGTCTTCTTCTAACAAATCAACATATTTAGGATTTATTTTACCATTATTTGTTTTTCTTTCAAAACCAAGTTTTTTAGAGATTATTTTTTTAGAATGTTCCATTTATTTAGTTATATTATTTATTTTTAAGTTTTTTATCGCAAATATATTTTTTTTTCTTATTATTTATTATAATGACAAGTCTTGTTAATGTTGGCGAACTAGTTAAAAGGATTATTAAATATTTAGTTGAAGGTTTAATGGTTGCTATCGCAGCTTATGCCATTCCTAAAAGATCTTTAAATATAGAAGAGATTGTATTAATTGCTTTAACAGCAGCTGCTACTTTCAGCATTCTTGATACTTATGTCCCTAGTATGGGTGTAACTGCTCGTTCAGGAGCTGGTTTTGGTATTGGAGCCAATCTTGTTCATTTTCCTGGCGGATTTTAAACTTTTTACAAAACATTTCATTAACATTTAGGCATTTGAAATGTAAAATAAATGTAACAAGTAATTGATAGATAATTATAATAATATATTAAATCTAGTAATATATTATTAATGGCAAAAACAAAAACACATTACAAAAGATATGGTAAAATATATAAAGGTGGCAATCATTTAACTTCAATGAGTTCAAATAATTTATTAAAATTATATGATGACGAAAATGAAATTAATCAAAGTTATATTTATATGAATTTACTTAAAAATGATGATAAAATTGATGATGAAAATGATAATGAAAATGATTATGAAAATGATTATGAAAATGATGATGAAAATGATAATGAAAATGATATAAATAATAATTACAAATTATATTTAAGTGAAGAGAGTAATGTTACAGATACTATAAATGATTTTCCTGATATTAGTCATGAGAACCAAAAATTGAGCTTAAACAATTCAATAATTTCTTCATTAGTTCCAAGTGATTTAGAAACAAACAATAATACAAAACATCTAACACCTTTTTTAATAGGTGGTAAAAAGACAAAAATAAAAAGAAAAAAAATAACAAAAAAAAAAAAAAAAAAAAAAAAAAGAAAAAAAACAAAAAAAAAAAAATTTAAAAAAAAAAAAAAAAGGCGTTTTCCCCAAAGAAATTAAAAAAAAATAAAAAAAAAAAAAAAAAAAAAAAAAAAAAAAAAAAAAAA